AGTAAATTAATCCCGTACTGCTAATAGCTGCGCCCACCCGATTCGTTCCGGTGGGCGTTGTGCTTTCTGGGCCTGGCGTTCGCCGTTCTGCCCAGCGCTGGAGACTCCCCCATGAAACTCCTCATCACCCGCCCGGTGGTCCTCACCGGCGCTGGCGGCGTGCGCTCGTTTGTCCCTGGCCTGACGGTCGAGGTCGATACGGACACCGCCCAGCAGATCCTGGCGCAGCAGGCCGGCATTGCTGCCGAGCCGACCACCAACGCCGACACCCCAACCACTCCACGCCGCCGGAAGTCTGCCGATGTTGAAGCTTGACGTCACTGCCGATGTAGCCAAGGCGACCGAGTATCTGTCGGATCTCGCTCAGCAGCATGTCCCGAACGCCGCCGCCAAGGCGCTGACCCGCACGGCCTTCGATGCCCGCGATGCGGTGCGCGACGGTCTGCCCGAGCGCTTCAATCTGCGCCGGCCGTGGATCAGCCGAGGTATTGGCGTCACGCCGGCAAAGCCGCGCACGCTGATGGCCGAGGTCTGGTCGCGAGATCGGTTCATGGCGCTGCAGGAGAGCGGTGGCACCAAGACCGGCAAGCTGGCGATCCCCGTCGGCCCGATGGCTCAGACCGCGCAGACCCGCGTCATCCCCAAGAGCCAGTGGCCGGGCCAGGTGATGGCGAAGAAGAACGTGTTCTACCGGGCTGGCGCCGTGTTCGAGCGTCGTGACGAAAAACGCATCCTGGCCTTGTACCTGCTGCGCCGGCAGCAGAAGGTCGAGCCGCGCTTTGGCATGGCCGACACCGTGCGCAGCGTCGCACTGCGTGAGTACCAACGGCAGATGGAACGGGCGCTGTGGGAAGAACTGGCGAAGACCTGAAGCGCAAATCGGAAAACTGAAAGTCGATAGTGCTCAGACGCGCCAAAACGGCTTTTGAGCGATTTCGCCGTTCGGATGATGGGAGGCTTGCCGAGGCCGCAATCGTCGCTCTGACGATGATCTACGGGTCCTCCCGGGCCATCTGAAGCGCGGGGGCCGCGCGCAGCGCGACGCTTGCCTAGCGACAGCGCCGCAAACAGGTTGCCAGTTTCCACCCCGAGGGGACCCCTGCGATCCAGCCGATTTCCGATTGATTGACCCGCCCGGCCCGGAGGAATGCGATGGGACTGTCCATCCGGGCCTATGCCCAACACCGTGGCGTGAGCCACACCGCTGTGGCCAAGGCCATCAAGGCTGGGCGCATCAGCAAAGAACCCGACGGCACCATTGACCCGGTCAAGGCCGATGCCCAGTGGGTACGCAACACGCTGCCGTCGCAGAACCTGAACACCGGCGCCGTGAAGCCTGCGCTCAAGGTGGCAACTCCACCTGTTTCCACCCCGGTTTCCACGGCACCAGTTGCCAATCGCGAGCTACAGCCGCCTCTGGAACCCGGCCGGATTTCCGCACCCGATTACCAAACCAGCCGCGCCATCCGCGAGGCCTACGCCGCACGCCTGGCCAAGCTCGAGTACGAGGAGCGCACGGCCAAGCTGATCAGCAGCGATGAGGTGGAGATGCGCACCTTCAATCTGGCGCGCCGACTGCGCGACCGGATGCAGACCCTGCCACGCCGACTGGCGGCAGCCTTGGCGGCCGAGCAGGACCCGCGCGTGATCGAACAACGACTGGACGACGAAATCCGCCAGGCCCTCGAGGAGCTCTCTCGATAGGTCGGCTCGCGGACCGGATCAGCACACCTTTGAGAGACCCCTATGCAAGACATCGAACTGCACCACTGGCCGGTGGGCAAACTTATCCCTTACGGACGCAACCCCCGCAAGAACGACCACGTCATCGAACAGATGGCGGGTGCCATCCAGGAATTTGGCTTTCGGATTCCGATCATTGCCAAGAGCACAGGCGATGTAGTCGATGGGCATCTGCGCCTGAAGGCGGCACTGCACCTGGGGCTGGAGACCGTGCCGGTGGTGCTGGCCGATGATCTGACGCCGATGCAGATCAAGGCGTTTCGCATCCTGGCCAACCGCTCGGCCACCTGGGCGGACTGGGACGAGGACCTGCTACGTCTGGAACTGGAAGAGCTGCAGTTCGATGACTTTGATCTGTCGCTCACCGGCTTTGACGACGACGAGTTGCTGGAGATCATGGCGGGCGAGGAAACCACTGCCGAGGGCAACACCGACGAGGATGCCGCCCCCGAGGTGCCAGTCACGCCGGTCTCCAAATCCGGCGACGTCTGGATCATGGGCCAGCACCGCCTGCTCTGTGGCGACAGCACCGATGCCGCGAGCTACGACACGCTGCTCGGCAACGAGCGGGTGGCGATGATCTTCCAAGACCCGCCGTACAACGTGGACTATGCCAACACGGCCAAGGACAAGCTGCGCGGCACCAACCGCCCGATCCTGAACGACAACCTCGGCGATGGATTCCAGGACTTCCTGCTGGCGGCGTTCAAGCCAGCGCTGGCCCGATGCAATGGCGCGGTCTACGTGGCGATGTCTTCCAGCGAGCTCGATACGCTGCAAGCAGCCTTCCGTGCTGCCGGTGGAAAGTGGTCGACCTTCATCATCTGGGCCAAGAACACCTTCACCCTGGGGCGCTCGGACTACCAGCGCCAGTACGAACCCATCCTGTACGGCTGGCCCGAGGGGGCGACCCGGCACTGGTGCGGCGACCGCGACCAGGGCGATGTGTGGCACTTCAACAAGCCGCGCGTCAATGACCTGCATCCGACGATGAAGCCGGTGGAGCTGGTCGAGCGGGCCATTCGCAACTCCAGCCGGCCCGGTGATGTGGTACTCGATCCCTTCGGCGGCTCTGGCACCACGCTGATCGCCGCTGAGAAATCCGGTCGCCAAGCACGGCTGATTGAGCTCGATCCCAAGTACGTTGATGTGATTGTTCGCCGCTGGCAGGAATACGCCGGGGCGCAGGCGGTACGGGAATCGGATGGTGTCCGTTTCGATGACCTGGTCAGTGCAGCCGATGCTGCCGACGCCAGTAATGTGGATGCCGAGGTGGCGGTGTGAAGCAGTCGCGCTGGATGTCCCTGCTGGAAGCCGTGACCAATGTGCTGGTTGGCTATGGCGTGGCGGTGGCAACCCAATGGGCGGTGTTTCCGCTGTTTGGTCTGCACGCCACGCTGCAGGAGAATTTGCTAATTGGCCTGATTTTCACGGCCGTGTCGCTGGTCCGGAGCTATGTGCTGCGCCGCGCCTTCGAGGCCTGGCGGGTCAAAGCGCCAGCGGCTGCTGTTCCCACAGCACGGTGCCATCGGTGCTCAACCACAGACGCTCCACAAAATAGTCCCGCGCCATCATTTCGATGACTGGCTCGCCCGTGGGGCGGGTGGCCGTTCGGCCGGTGGGCAGGTAACGACGTTCTTGATGGGTAACGGCTACGATGGTGCGGCCGCGCCACTCCAGACCGATCAGGCACTGGCCACGTGGCCGCTGGTTGGCGTCAAAGCGCTGGGCGCGAACAGTGCGGCTCATGGCTCAAGCCGCCAGGGACTCTTCGATGATCTCGCAGTGGATCACAAAGCCGGTGAGGTAAGGCAGGCCCTTGGGGATGCCGTACTGCTTGCTGGTGCTGCGGCCAATCGTCCAGCCCATCCAACGTTGCGTGGCGGCGTTGATGGCGTCGGCCAGGGTGGCACCTGTGTAGAGGCCGTTTTGCACGTCGTCAGCAAAGTGGCGACCGTGGCGGCTGTCGAGGAAGGTGCGGACCGATTCGAGCGGCTGGCAGGTGGCGTCCGAGATGGCAGTCATGGCCAAGGGCCAGGCAGCTTCGGCCTGCTCGTTCATCGCGCCGTAAAAGCCCCAGGTGTCGTTCTGGGTGGCGGGGATTTGGGTGGCTGCGTTCATTTTGGGCTCCTTGCGGGTGGTGTTTCGTTGGGTCTATGAACGCTCTACCCGGATGGAATAGCAAGCAGAAGATCGACTATTTTTTGATCAAGTTGGGGGTGTGCCACAGCGTCCGCCTCAGCCCAAGCGCGCCACGTAGCGGGCGTAATCGCTGCCCTCGGGATTGACGTAGAGGTAGGGGCGACCGGGTGCTGTGACCTCCACGCAGAGGTAGCCGCTGTCTCCTTCATCCTTCACGCCGCCCCCTTTGCCGGCCAGCCAATCGCATGAGGCCATCAGGTTGCGCGCAAAGGCATCGAACTCAGCCGGGGTCATCACCCGCGTCTCGGTCACAAAGACCTTGATCTGGCCATGGCCGCCGACCTCATCGAGATTGACCGGCTTGCGAGCAAAGGGCAGGCGCACCCCCAATTCCTCCACGATCACCGCCTGCCCGTTGATCATCAAGGTGCGTGGTGTGCGCTCGATGGTGAGGGTCATGGTGCTCATGCGCTGACCTCCTCGGCGATGCGGTAGAGGCGCTGGCCGGCGCCCGGGGTGCCAGCGGGGCCTTCGATCTTCTCGGAGACGATATTTAGGCCCAGCTTTTTCTTGAGCGCGCCAGCAAAGGTGCCGCGCACGGTGTGGGCCTGCCAACCGGTGGCCTCACAGATCTGCGCGATGGTCACGCCCTCGGGGCGCTTCAACATCTCGATCACCAGCGCCTGCTTGCTGTGGCCGCGACCGGTTGGGGCGAAATCGCTCGCTGGTGTGGCCAAGGGGGCTGGGGTCGTGGCGGCGGCGGTGGTGGCGATTGCGTCCTCCTCGGTGGCGTTATCAGCTGCCACAGGGCTCGGCAATACCTCTTCGGCTTTGGCCTCGCCCTTGATGATGGCAATCGCCGAGCGCGTCAGGCGCCACTGGCCATCAGCCTGCTCAATCAGGTGGCGGCTGGCGAGGCTGGCGATCATCTTCAGCTTGGCGCCACCCTTGAGCTCGAGCAGAGGCTCGATCAGGCCATTGGCATCGCAATGGGCGCGGGTGATCAGATCCAGTTGGCGTTCGGTGATGGGGGCAATCTGGTTGCTCATGGTCGTTTCTCCGTCAGTGGTGGGTGGAATCAGGCGGCTTTCTGGGCGGCAGCCAGGCCGGCTTGGTAGGCGGCGATCAGGGCCTCCTTGACGCCCCAGACGCTGACATCGTGGAAGTCCAGCGAGTCGCTCTTGCGGGTTTCCAAGGTGTCGATGAAGAGGTGCTCCTGGGCGATCCGGGTCAGCAGTGCATCCAGCGTCTGGGCAGTGTTGCGGCGGGTTGTCTGAGGCGTGGTCTTGGCCATTTCAATCTCCGTTTTGGTGTGTGGGCGTGTCTGTATGAACGCTCTGTTCGGCGCAGAAGCCAAGCTCATTCCAGCGATTTCGCATCTATTTCTGCATCAACTTCTTCGCCGAGGCTTTCGGTGAGCGGGTCGGACGCGCAGTCGTCCTCGTCCTCTTCACCCAAGGCCTCGGCGATCTCCTGGATGGTGTCTTCCATGGTCACCATCGAGCCGCCCAGGTAGCCGTGATCGCGCGAGAGCGCGCAGACGATGTGCGGAATCCAGTAGGCCTCGGCGCGCAGCCGGGCGCCGTCGAATCCGGACTGGCGCAGCAGGTACTCGGCGCGCTGCACGGCATCGAGCAATTCGCTCTGGATGTCGCGCAGTTCATCGATCAGCAGGTCGTGCTCTGGGGCGTGTTTAGGGCTGGTGGGATGGTGTTGGCTCATGGCGGTGCTCCTTTCAAAAGCGTGTGTCGATGGGTCCATTCACGCTCTGTTCGCCCCAGAAGCCAAGCGGGTTCTGCTTGTTTTTTGAACAATTTTCCAGCGGGGTGGCGTGTGTCGGACACTGTTGAATCCATGGTCGACGCCGCCTGGAAACGGGGCCTCGCGCCCGATCCCATCCTCACCGTCGATGACTGGGCCAACCGCCACCGGATGCTCTCGTCGGTCGCCTCCGCCGAACCTGGGCGCTGGTCGACCAGCCGCACGCCGTATCTCAAGGCGGTGATGGAAACCCTGTCGGCCACCTCGCGCGTCGAGCGTGTGGTGCTGATGGCCGGGGCACAGATCGGCAAGACCGAAGCCGGATTGAACTGGCTGGGCTACGTGATTCACCACGCCCCGGGGCCAATGCTGCTGGTGCAACCCACGGTGGAAGGTGCCAAGCGCGTCTCCAAACAGCGCGTCGATGCGCTGATCGAAGCCAGCCCTGAACTCGCCAGCCGGGTGAAGGACCCACGAAGCCGGGACTCCGGCAACACCCAGCTGATGAAGGAGTTTCCCGGCGGCGTGCTGATCATGACCGGCGCCAACTCGGCGGTGGGCCTGCGCTCGATGCCGGTGCGCTACCTGTTTTTGGACGAGGTGGATGGCTATCCAGGGGATGCCGATGGCGAGGGCGATCCGGTGGCGCTCGCCGTGCAGCGGGCCGCCACCTTCGTCAATCGCAAGGTCTATCTGTGCTCAACCCCGACGCTCAAAGGCTTCTCGCGCATCGAGGCCGCCTATCTGGAGTCGGACCAGCGAGTGTTCGAGGTGCCCTGCGATCACTGCGGGGGGCACAGCCAGATCCTCTGGCGTGACATCAAGTGGCCGGCCGGCAAGATGGCGGACGCCGCCTGGCACTGCCCAGCCTGTGACGGCATTCATCCCGAGTACCGCAAGCCTGCGCTGCTGGCCAACGGTCGTTGGACGGCTAAGGCCGAGGGCGATGGCAAGACGGTGGGTTTTCATCTGTCGAGCCTGTACAGCCCGTGGCTCACCTGGGGCGAGATCGCCCAGGAGCACCACGCTGCCAAGGACGATCCGGTGCGGCTCAAGGTCTGGGTCAACACCAAACTGGCCGATACCTGGGAAGACCGGGAGGGTGAGACCTTGGATGCGGAAGGCCTGATGGAACGCCGCGAAGCCTACGGGCCAGCCATCCCTGCCGAGGTCGCGCTGCTGACCTGCGGCATCGACGTGCAGGACGACCGGCTCGAATTGGAAGTCGTCGGCTGGGGCCGGGATGAAGAATCTTGGTCGGTGGACTACAAGGTGCTCTGGGGTGACCCGTCTGCACCCGACACCTGGGCGCAGCTGGATGCCTATCTGTCCAACCGTTTCGAGCACGAGACCCTGGCCAACGGCCTGACCATTGAAGCGGCCTGTCTCGATACCGGTGGTCACCATACGCTCGCCGCCTATGCCTTCTGCAAGGGCCGGGAGAGGAAACGCATCTGGGCGATCAAGGGAGGCTCCGGCAAACGCCCCATCTGGCCCAAGCGTCCGAGCAAGGCCAACAAGGGCAAGGTCAATCTGTTCACGGTGGGCGTCGATGCTGCCAAGGAGGCGATTTACGCCCGGCTCAAGAAAGACGATGGTGCTGGCGCGATGCACTTTCCGCTGGATCGGGATGCGCAGTATTTCGAGCAGCTGACCGCCGAGCGCATTCGCACCCGCTATGTGAAGGGCTTCCCGCAGCGTTTCTGGTGGAAACCGGATGGCCGGCGCAACGAAGCGCTGGACTGCCGCGTGTACGCCTACGCCGCATTGCACGGCCTGTTGTCGATGGGCCTGAATCTGAACAAACGGGTGGAGGCGCTGCCGCCGGTGCCCGTCAATCGCAAGGCTGCCAGCAACGCCACACCCGTGACTGTGCCCATGACCGCCAGCCCACGCCGTCGGCGCATGGCCATTTCTTCCAACTACCTCTGATACCGCCAGCCTCCCGCTGGCCGGGAGTGCTGTCCATGACCCTCGAACAACTCAAGGCCCAGCGGGAAGCCCTGCAGGCCGCGCGCTTCAACGGCGTGCTCACCGTGAAGGCCGGCGACAAGTGGGTGACCTACAAGTCGGACGCCGAACTGCAGTCGGCCCTGGGAGATCTGGAACGTGAAATCGCCAAGACAGAAGGCCGCCCGCGTGCGCGGCGCATCCGCACCTACGCCGGGAAGGGGTTGTGATGGGGATGCTCAAGAACCTGCGCCGCATGGTGGGTGCCATGGTGGGGGGCTTCGAGGGCGGACTGTCCGCCCGCCGCCTCAAGACTTTTCAAGCCAGCCGTGCCCACGTCAACACCCTGATCCAGGCAGCCGGCGCCGACATGATCGCGCGTGCCCGCTACCTGATCCGCAACAACGGCTATGCCGCCAATGCGGTCGAGTCTTGGGCGGGCAATGCAGTGGGCACCGGTATCAAACCCTCGTCAGGCATTGCCGATGCGGTGCTCAAGGACCGAGTGCAACGGCTGTGGCTGCGTTGGACCGACGAGTCCGATGCCGAGGGGCTGACCGATTTCTATGGCCAGCAGCGTCGGGCCGCTCGGGAACTGTTCATCGCCGGCGAGGTGTTCTTCCGCATTCGGCCGCGCCGGCCCGAGGATGGTTTGAGCGTGCCGCTGCAGTTGCAGATGCTGCCGGCCGAGATGCTGCCCTTGAATCACAACCAGGCACTCGACAACGGCCACCGCATCCGTCAGGGCATCGAGTTCGACCGCATCGGTCGGCGTGTCGCCTACCACTTTCTGCGCCGCCACCCCGGTGACATCACCGATCCGGGCCTGGCCGGGGAGACCGTGCGCGTGCCGGCCGAATCGGTGCTGCACATCGTCGATCCGGTCGACGCCGGGCAACTTCGAGGCGTGTCGCGGTTCTCGCCGGCGCTGGTGAAGCTCTTTCTGCTCGACCAGTACGACGATGCGGAGCTGGATCGCAAGAAGGTCGCGGCGATGTTCGTCGGCTTCGTGCGCCGGCCGGAACGCGACTTCGACAACGGCGGCGAGGTCGATGACCGGGGCGAGCCGCTGCTGCCTTTGGAGCCTGGCCAGCTGCAGATCCTGGACGACGGCGAGGACATCACCTTCTCGACGCCGGCTGATGTCGGGGGCAACTACGAGAGCTTCCAGTATCGGACGCTATTGCAGGTCGCGGCGGCCCTGGGCTT